ATTAGCTATCACTTCTTCTTTAGTTTTTGGCGGAGAAAGTTTCTCGTATTTTTGGAGGATGTTCGTACCCTTGCGACCTGCCCTTACAGCACCGCCAACTACGGGTAGCATACTCAGAATGCCAAGGCCCATACCTAGCTTGTCATCATCACGCCTAGCTCTCTCGAAGTCTCGAAAGCCCATTGCTGTGCCAACATAAGGAGTAAAACCAAGAGCAATGTCAGCAGCAGTCTCTGCTCCAGTCATCTCTGGCTGGTCTAGCTGCATAGATTTGTCAACGTAGGAGTTAATAGCATCCACGTTCATAAACGATGGAATAACATCGTCTCGCTTTGCTAATACTCGATTAAACCATTCCACAGAAAACACCTGTTAACATGAACAGTAGCATTGTAGCAAATATTTTGACCTATGCCACGCCAGCCAAGTTGCGTCGGATAGGCTCACCCCATGAGTCAGTTTTGTTCGTATGACCTACAGCAAAGTAGCGGAATGCGTCAGCTCCGTGAGATGCCCAGTCGTGAGCGGGTCTGCCTCGCCATGTCTTGTTAGACTCATCCCAGTCACGATGATATTGCCGTAGGCAGTCGATACCCCTCTCCACCTTCTCAGCATCGAACCAGCATCTAGGCAAGATAGAGCGTACTGCGGCGATACCGTCATCAACTCGCAACTGTGGCGCAATAGTGATGTTCTTGACCCCAAGGCTATCCAGCATCTCGTATCGAGACTTGCCGGTTCCAAGCTCCTTAACCCTAACGTCGTGTGGAAGGATATGCTCAATGTAGGTGTAGGGCTTGCTCTGAAGGATATGAGAGTAGTGATCTAAAGCCATACCGCTATTCTCGTAGTAATCAATAACCCTTATCTCAGCACCCACTACCTGAAAGAAGAAAATGCTGGTCGAGTCATTCATGCCCAAGTCCCAGCTCGTAATCACCCCCACACTAGGCTCGTATGGAACATAAGCTATGCGGCTCTCTGCCTTGATGTTCCTAAACTCAATAGCGTAATAGGCACCCTCATTGTGGGTCAGGAAGTCACCTTCCCAGATATGGTCGTAGGCTTCTGGGCGTTTCTTTAAATCCTCTTGGCGCTCTTTCTCCAGCACCTCTGGGAACCACGGATTATCACGCCAGTTACATTCAACCACTATACAATCGTCTGGCTTCTTTTCGATGAAACGCTTGTAAGTCGAAGATTCCTTAGACTCAGGGTTATACGTCACCCAGATTGAGGAGTCATGCTCACGGACAGTAGGAATTAGCTTCTCGTAAGCCATGCCTGATAGATTCTCTGCCTCATCCAGCCAGCATAGATGAATACGAGCCTGACCCTTCACTGAGTCAAGGTTTCGACGCAAACCGATAAAGGTGAAGTAGATGTTACCGTCATGGGTGCGGATGTAGTTGGCACCGATGTCAAAGTGCTTGGCTAACCAAGGTACCTCCAGGATAGCAGCCTTAACCTCGGCAAAGCTGGAATCACTCAGGCTGTTCTGAAACTCACGACCGCAAAGTATCTGACCCTGCTTTCCCTGCATAGATAGCTGATAGGCTCTGACAGCGCACATAAGCGCGAATGAGCGCGACTTACCGCTACCCCTGCCACCTTTAGCTACTACATACCTATAAGGCTTCTCAAAGCATTTCCTGAGAACCTCCGGTATCTTAATCTCCGCTGTCGCCACTCGGTGCCACTCCAACTAGGTTAATGGTCGTTGGCTTGAATGATCCGTCGGAGGAGGTATTGTCCTGCTCTACGCGGTCAGCCCAGCGGAATCGGTTTTTCATGTTGAAAATCCACACCGTAGGGTTACCGTCTCTCTCTCCAGTAGCCATTTTGCGTCCATGTCTTTCCCACCATGCTTGACAAAGTTGCTTCGACCTTTTTACGGCTTGGGAAAATTCTGGCTCATCATGAATAAATCGGTACCACAGATCGTCTGAGATGTGCAGCATGACTCGTAATTCTATCTCTGATGCGCCTTCTTCGGCCATCTCATACATCTTCTGCTCCCAGCCATCGGGAAGGCAGTCTAGTGTCTTTTTAGGTCGGCCTACTGGATTCTTCTTGCCCTGTGTCATATCAACGTCCAAAGCTATTTATTTAGTGTGTTTATATATTACACAAAAAAAAGACCCCACTCAATGAAAGTAGGGCCAAAGATAGCATTAAGCTATCGTTCGAG